GGCATCGCACGACTTCGTGTCGAAGTGCTTTCGCGCGATCTTGTTCAGCCGGTCGTCGATGACGCCGTTGCGGTAGACCTGAAATGTGATGCCGGTGCCGACCAGGTTATTCGCGATCGTCGCGACCCCCCGTGCTGCGAACGGATTGTTCCTGACAAGGTCGCGGGCGATGCCCCGAAGCGCTGCGGTGACCGCCGGCGAGAGCTCGCCGTTCGCATCCCGCTGCGTGCGGCGCCATCCCGCGGCGCGGCGGCCGAATGTCGCTCCGTCGTATTCCGCCCGGGGGCCTCGGCCGCGGGCGATACGCTGCTTAGGCGCGACGGGCGCAACCTGCTGCGGCTGCCGGCGCAAAAGCCGGTCAATAAGGGATCGATCAGCCAAGGTCAGAGCCCGCTGCGGTAGTAGGGAACGCGGCGACGCAGCACGCCACTCGCGGCGCTGGCCTGCATCTTGATCTGTGCCTCGACGACGGCGATCGCCGCGGTGACCGCCTCGACCGATTGGAAAGTCGTCTCGCGTCCGTCGGCGAAGCGCACCTTCTGCGCGCCCATGGCAACAGCCAGCAGTGACTGGTGAAGCTTATCGAGGTCGGATTGCTGATACGCCATGCCTACCTCCTCCGGTTGCTGGTGAACGGGTTCGAGCGCTTCGCCTTGGCGGCGGGCGGGGAATTCGCCGACCTCGGCGCCGGTTTCGGAGCAGCCAGCACGCGCCCCGGCTGGGGCGGTTGGGATCGTTCGGCGGTCGAGTGATCGTCAGGCGGTTCCGGTACTTCGGGTTCGCCAAGCTCTGACTGCTCGCCGGTCAGCTTCGCCCATTGGCTTTCGGTCCAGCGGTCGGCGCCAAGGCTGATGGCAACGGCCCGGGCGTATACGGCGTTATCGAGCGCTTCATTGCGGTCGCGGAGTTTGTGCCATTCCCGCCGGATGCCGCCGGTGCGTTGCTTGATCTCGCGGAGTTCTTCCGCGACCAGCTGCTTGATCCACTCGTCGTCGGTGCCCTGCGGCAGGTAGATGTACCCGTCGGGATAGGCCTCGCCGTCGGTGGGCTTCTCCAGCCCAAGCTGCCCATAGAGCTCGAGCTTCAGCATCGACGTGCCGATGTTCCAGAGCCTGACGCCCTTCTTCAGCTTCCGCCCGTTGACCGAGACATCCTGCCAGGACGGCGCGCCGATCGCCTGCTGCGCGGCTAGGGACTCACGCCCCTTGACTGCCATGACGAAACCGGGGTGGCGGCGAGCCCACCCGTAAACCTCCATGGTATTCTCACCGTCGCCGGAATCGACCGCGACGCGGGCGAGGCGCATCGATCGGCCGTCAGCGGAAACCCATTCGCGCGCGATCTCCTGATCGAGCTTTTTCCAGGTCGCCTTGTCGGCGATCGGACCGAAAACCTCGATACGCTGAACGAACGCCCGACGCCGGCCAGAGCCGAACGCCCAGATGTCGGCGTCGATACGACCACCGCCGCCCCGCTGAACGTCTGCTGCCATGACGAGCAGCCCGGCCCATGCTGGCGGCGTTCCGATCATCATGGCCGCCTCGCGACGTTCGTAGAGCCGCTGCCACTCCGGAGCCTCGCCGCGCTCGGCCCAAACATCGCCGAGCACCTGGTTGACGAACGTCTTCAAAAGGTTGGGGTCCTTGCGGACCTCCATGAACTCGCGGGCCAGTTCGACCCAGGCCGCGCCGCGGTGCTGACTGTAGCCGGACCAGATATGGAAGCTGCGGTGGCGTGGCCCGTTCTCCGGGGCGTGTGCGCGCCATTCGCCGTTGAGGTCCATCCAAGGCTTGTGCGATTCCTCGATGTCGCAGCCAGCCTCGCACCGGTACCAAGCGCGCTTCGGGTTCTCCTTTGGCTCCCACCGAATGCCGGGGCCTGTTCCATCGCCCCAGACCAGCACCTGCATGTGACCGCACTGGGGGCAGGGTACGTAACGATGTTCCTGCGTCCCGGCGTAGAACAGTGCGTCGATCCGGCTGATACCCGCCAGCGTTGGCGTTGAGCCCGCGGCGCTTAGCGGCTCGTCCGACGTCTGGTTACGCTTGAACGCCAGGCGGGCAGGATCGCCCTCCAAGCCGGACGATACTGGATAACCGTCAGGCTCTTCGAGCAGCACGCTGTCGGTCGTGACGCGCCGGAACTCCTTCGGGCTGTTCGCACCCTTGATCTGGATCCAACCGCCCTTGAAGCGCTTCGCCCGGATCTGGTTGTCCCGATGTCGAGGCTTGAACGTCGCAACGGTGCGAATGATCGGCCACTGCAGCACCGGGTCTAGGTCGTCTCGGCTGTATTTCTCAGCGTCGTCGATCGTCGGCTGATAGATCAGCAGGCGCCGCGGACTCTGGTGGATGCACCAGCCGATATAGTTCTGAACGATCTGCGAGTAGCCGATGCGGCTGCTCTTCTTCACCGAGATCTGCGTGGTCGCCGGGTCTGTGAACGCGTCCGCAATCCCGTCCTGGAACGGGAAGGCGCGGAAGCGTTTGCCGTTATCGAGGCGGGCATGAATCGCTGACCATGCTGACAGCGTCAGGATGGGCTTCGGCTTCCAAGCCGCGATCCACTCCCGCACCGCCGTCAGGATAGCTCCTGCCGGCGCGGTGATCACCTCAGTCGTCGTCTCCGGGGGCGTCGTCCTCATCCATGCCCCCGCCCATCGACTCCTCGACCCGCGTCAGGCTGAGGTCTTCGAGCGCGTCCTGAATTGCTTGCTCGATCCGAGCGCGGAGCAGTTCGTCGCCCTTTGCGACGATGGCAGGCACGCGCATCAGGCGCCCCATCGACACGGCGATGACGCTCGTCACCGCCATGGTCATGTCCGGCAGCGACGCGAGCTCCTTGCGGTCCAGCGCATTCGCGGTCGCGATCTTGTCCGCCTGCTCCTTGGTGAGGCGGGTGCGCTCGACTTCGAACGATGCCGTGCCCTCACCGGAAGTGGCGAGCTTCCGGACCTTGAAGTCGACGTGCGCCTCGACATACTCGTTCGCGGTCTGGCCTGGCCGGGGGAAGTCGCCCGCCTGCATCCGATCGCGGACCCAGCTGTCGGACATGCCGACAAGCCACGCGACCTCCGCACGGGTCAATGCGGCATCCTCTATACTTGAAATTGCCGCCTCCCAATACTTGAGATTGGCTGTTTTCCGCCACTTTTGCACTAGCGGCGGCGGCATCCTATGGGAGCCCGTGGCTACGGAAGACCTGCGCCTTTGCCCCCCGTATTACCCGGAATGGCCGGAAGGACCCAAAGGACCACCCCGGACCTATTGCTTTCGACCCTTGGCGCGCAACAATCGTGCGTCAGATCACGGGTAGGTGGCGGGGTTGGCGCCCACCATTTGTCTACTCGGTCAGGTCAGCGCCCGCGCACCGCAACACGGAGATCTATCGCCGCTTGCTGGGCCTGTTCGATCAAGCGCTCGCTGCGCCCTCTGTGGCACATACAGCAAGAGCCGCAACCCTTGCGGGCGCGGCTCTAACAACTGGTCATCTGGATACGTTGCGGGGGTGGAGTAGTCAACGTCCAAAATATATCGATAATGGATGTTCTAACTGATTGACCAGATTGCGGATTGCCCACAGTCTTCGCTCGCTCGGCCTGGGGAGGCCGATGAGGAGGGGATACCAATGAAGATCGCTATCAGCGCGCTTGTTTGCGCGCTCACGTTTGCTGCGCCCGTTGTCCAGGCTCAAACAGGTCCGACCGCGGCGGCAGCAACCACCACCGGCACGCTGCGCGCCGGGACCTCAGTCCCGCTCAAAATGTCGGAGGCACTGACCACAAAGGGCAAGAAGCTGAAGGTTGGTCAGCGCTTCCAGCTTGAGACGGCCGATAACGTAACGGTGGACGGAAACGTCGTCATCCCTGCGGGCAGCCCTGCCGTCGGAGAGATCACCGAGGTGCGTAACAAGGGCATGTGGGGCAAGTCGGGGCGCATCAATGCGCGCGTCCTATACGTCCGGGCGAACGGGCGTCAGATCCGCATGACTGGAGTGCTTGATGACAAGGGCACGACCGGCACAGCTGGGGTTGTCGGCGCTGTTGCGCTTCTGCCAGTTGCTGGGTTCTTCATGACCGGGACAAGTGCGGAAATCCCGTTGGGCTCGCCAGTCAAAGCGTTCGTTGATGAGGACATTTCGGTCGCGGTTGTTCCGAACGCGGCACCGATGGTGGTGGCACCGGCCGCCCCGGTTAGCGTCCAAACTGGCGTAGCCGTGAAGAATTGAGTTCATGCCCCTTCGGTCGGTTGATCGGCCGAAGGGGCATCACTTACGACAGCCGCTCCTTCATGGCGATAATATCGGCGACGAATTGGACGGTGACACGCGCTGTTGCCACCTGATCATTTCGACAATCGGTCAACGCCGATCCAGCGAAACCAGCGGTCTCATCGAAACGGCAAACGTTCTCGAAAACGGACCAATACTTGGCCGGGATATAGGCCTTGATCCGCTTCAGATCGTCGAGCGCTTCCTGCTCTGCCCAGCCATTGCCCTGACCGGCGCCGGGAATGCGCGCTAGATCCATCACCAAGGCCTT